TTTACTTCAAAAACCATTGGTGAAATTACTTCAAAAATCAAGTTTTCACCAGTTAATTAATTTATCCCAAAATTTTGGTAAAATCCCATATGGGATAAATTCTACTTTGGATGTTGACCTTAATAGAGTCAACTTATTCAACCCACATGTCTTAAATATATTAGATATGGGAAACCAGTGTCAACCATGTGATACCTGGCAGATGAGTAGGGAATTCCGGACCGACTCAACCCCATCTAATGCTTATTGGAATGATCCTCAGTTCTTTAGTGAAATTGAAAAAATCAATTCAATAAACCAAGGCAAATGTGTGTTTGTGCCTACAAAAAAGGCTTATCTATATGAGGGAGTTTACCCTGATATAGACATTAGGAAAGAACTTAAATGCCGGAAAAACCTCAATTGGTATTCAAAGTCAGATACTATAATAGAGGATTCAGCTATTGATTTAACTGAAATTTTATTTAAATGGTTTAAATGTCCAGATAATTCCTTCTTTGACTTGACTGACGATGATCACTTGTTAAGTGATTCCTATTTAATGCAAAATCTGTTATTTTATTACATACAGGTTTATACAATATCTACACAACTAGACAAAATGTCAGGGTATGACGATATGAACAAGCAATTCAAAAAGAATTATGTTTTCATCGTTGATTCAGGTTTAGGAGCAAAATTTTTAGTCTTATATCATCCATTTCAAGATAAAGTTATGTGGAAGACTTTTGGATCAAATGTGAAGAGGGCTCACCCTACTCATGAAGGATGGAATATTTTGACAACTCATTCATTGTTTTCACTTGCAAGATCCATTAGAAAATTGATATTGACTGCACCTTTAGTTAATAATGCCACAATAGATTTTTGGGCTTTAATGTTAATTTGCACTCACCCACAAGCAGAAATAGGGCAAGCATTATCTAATGAATGGTTAATCTTGATGGATACTAGCAATTTAATTAACATACAAGACAAGTTTCCTGTTCTGTACAACAAGTACATATTACTTGCAACAAGATTGTCAATATTATGTGGTAAATGTTCACACCCATCAAACTTTTTTATAGAGAAAGTTCCTGGGAAGCCAGATATGAAAACGTCTCAACGGAACATTTATGAAGTATATAATAAATTGTGTCGATGGTTCACTGACCAAAATGATGAAAATTATGCTCCTAATGAAGACTTATTACAAGACATATATATGCATTATTTAGAACAAATTCGTGGAGATTTTAATCACACTCAATTGAACGTGTATCCAAATACAATTTTACACACCAATTATGAAAAAACACCCTTTAATGGTGATAGGGCATTTGCATCCGAATATCAGCCACATGTCAAAATTGATGAATTATTGACAAACAAATCATCTGCAGGGTTTAGAATATCTGTGATGAATACACAAGAATCTAAAGATAAACCTTGTTATTTGTCAATTAAAAAGCATAATGCTCCTGCAGTTATAAACCAGGCAGAAGCCATTGCAAGAATTTTGCAAGTTAATTCATTTACATTGACAGAGTTTGCCATTAAATTAGCATCTATACCTTTCATAACTGTGTTCACAAAAGAACAAACAAATGGAGCACGGGAGATTTCGGTCATGGATCCATTTAGTAGATTATCTCTAAATATGGTTGAAAACATGTCAGTAATTTTTGGAACTCAAATTAGAGGAAATGTTAGTTCAACACCAGAGTACAAAGATGCAATTTTGCAAAAGGCTATACATCTTTACAATCCGAAAGATTATTATTATGTCACATTGGATTTCAAGGGATTTGGGCAGTTTGTAAACCATCAAAGTTTGCTTAAATTGATTGACTTAATGTGTGAATTTTATAATTGCACTGAGTTAAAAGATATCTTAAAATTAACAGTAGAAAGATTTATGACTCTCAAAACCTATTTAATTCCAGCTAAAATTATCAAAGATGTTGGTGAATCTAAGTATCCTTGGTTACAAGAATTTACAAATTTATTAGAATTGTATAATAGACACAGGTCTATTTTACACAATACAAAACCCAATTCTTCTGATTCAATTCCTGTAACAATCCCTCGTGGGTTTGGACAAGGATTACTTGCAGCAACAGCAAATGCAATGACTTCACTGATAATTTGGTATTATTTAATAGTTGTTTGTGGTTTTGATGTCTCAGATGTTGAATACTTTGGAACAGGTGATGATGGATTACTTATAATAAAGAAATCATCATTTAGAGCTCACCATTTTTCTAAAATGTCATTTTTGAATGAACTTTCTATTTTTTGCCAAACCACTATTGGTGCCAAGTTGAACGTCGCAAAATGTGCTTTTTCAAATGGCTATTTTTCTATGTTTAACTCACAAGCATATGATTTGCAAGAAAAAAAGAGAATAACACATGTATTTAGAGAGTATCCTGAAATTTTTTCATCTAATGTACGAATAAATCCAATAGAAAATGCCAAATCCATGAGCAAAATATTATGGAGTGCTAGGCGAGAAGGCATTTCAATCAATGATGAAAGTTACTATTGGCTACGAGTCAATATAGAACTTATAAGTTATGGATATGGAAATTTTATAAATTATTATTACAACCATATTCACCGATTGAAGATTATGGCAGGATGTTTACCCAATCATTTATTAGGTATATTCCCATTCCATAAGTACCCAAATATGGATCCAGAAATGATGGATATAGCCATTGGGAACTTGCATGAATCTGGTGCTTTTCTATTACCATATATTGATAACAATAACGGATATAGAAAATGTTTTAGGGATACTAGATCTGATCCCAATTTGTTGGATAAGTACAAAAAACTCATATCAAAAAATGTTGAGATCCCTAATATAAGTTCAACTAAAATTGAAGAATTTATTTTAGATAGGTTGTCTCATGCCAATGAAGAAGAGATTGACCCATTTACAATCATTCCCTTCTTACACAAAAATGCAGGTAGGTCAAATAGGTGCAATGGACCTAATGCTTTATTGGCTTCTTTCCCAGTTAAACAACTATTACCTAAATCTAGCATAGATTTTTTCAAACTTGGATTGAATTTGGACGCTGGAATATTCCAAATACAATATGACCAAGTAGTTAATTCTTCTAAGCTAAAAGAAATAGTTGTGACAAATCATTCATTGGAACGATTAATACTTAAATCTGATGATAATAATCAATTACAAACAAGCATCAGACAAGCTATTGGGAAAATTGAACCCAAAACCAGATATGTTTTGTCTGCTGATGTAACAGAAGGAGAAAATTCTGGAAATTACTTGTCAAACAACTTGGCTGTGCCTTTAAATGCCCTCTTAAACCACAATAAATCCCCATTAGATTTAATAGAATTAGGGATTATTGTTAATCCATGGTTAATTGCACAGAAAGTTGGGACCTTTGGTTTATATGTGCGCAATAAGCTAAACGTTTGTTATATTGACCTATGGTCTCAAGGTAATTGTATCAAAAAGCTTAGATACATCAAGGGTGCAAACCCTATGTATCAACGTGAAGTTGCCCAAGATCAATGGGTAAGAATTACAAGGCGTAATGATACTGATTTAAGAAGAATAGATAAATTTAAAATAATGGATTACAAAGATTCAAGATTTATCTACTCTTTCATTTACCAAAACAAGCAAGGCATTTATTTAAGTGGCAGAGACAAGTTCAGAATTATGAGTAACCCCAATATTGAGATTACAATAAGTAGAAATGTACTTAATCATCAAAAAGCAGAAAAACAGAGGATTTGGATAAATGATGTTTCTAAATTTAGAAACAATTCAAATAATAAATTAATTGATTATTATTTGAGGAATGAAACTAAATACAATGAAAATGTATTTAACTGGTGCCGTTGGTTCACCAGTTTACGGTATATCTATAAAGTCCCTTGGACAAAAAATGGAGAATTAACTCCTACTGAGAGTGAAATGATTAAACTTCCATACAAAGAATTGGAAGTTCATACTCCCAGGCGTGACCTAAATTGGTCATCAAGTGATGTTATGATAAGATATAACAATGCACTTAAATCTTATTTATTTTTATATTCAAAAAAGTAAGTGAAATAAATCACTGTACCGGTTTACCGAT